GACAAACGAAAGCCCCGGTTACCGTGAATACGGGCCGGGGTTGCTTTCGTGTGCGCCGTTCCTTGCGACGCTAAAATCTTGCGATTAGTTACGCGGTTCCGCCCTTGACGAAGCTCGCGATATTCCATGTGGTGCCATCAAAAACGAAGGTCACCACGTCGACGCCGGTCGCGCTTGCGGTGGTCGTGAAGCCGACAGCCTTGTAGCCGGTCGCCCACGTCACGGTGAACGAACCCGTGCCCGACTGGCGAAGGATGAACGTCAATTCCTCGCCCGCAAACGGTCCAGCGTCAACGCTGTCGTAAACGGGTTTGGCGATTGTGCAGTTGACCGTCAGCGTGTAGTCGATGACGTGCCCGTTCGACGGGTTCGGTGCGGCCGGGGTTGCGCCCGCTGCCGCGTTGACCTGCGACGTGAAGTTTGCCGGTCCCTTGTCGGTGTGAATTGGAGTGCGTGCCATGTCTTTACTCTACCGTATCCTTTTCCTACGCGCCGTTTACGAGTGGTTCTGCAAGCTGCGCAGTGCAGCCGCGTCGTCTGTGTTTCCGTCGCCACGAACGTAGCCGATGAAACCCGTCTGACCGTAGTCTGCATAACGCTCTTCGAGGCGAAGCACAGCCATGCTCGCGGTGACGTCACGGATGATGTACCCGGCCTGGAAATCTCCGAAGATAACACATGCCGCAGAACCGCTCGCAGCGGAATCGGGAAGGTCGTTGTTGACCACAATCGGGTAACCGAGCAGCGTGTCAACGCCGCCGCCGAGATCGAGGTTTTTCGCGCTGATCGAGGTCGTGATCGAACCGAACGAACCGGCCGGAACGAACACCGGACGCCCGTTATTGTCAAGAAGTCCTTGCACCTTAGAAACGCTCTTGTCGTTCATCATGAACACGCAACGCCCGGACTGACGGTACGCCGCATCGACCGAGTGAATCAGCGTAAGCAGCGTGCCCACGGTGACCATCGTCGCGCCGCCCGCGCTCAGCGGATCGGCTCCCAGCGCGTTCTGAATCCCAACGGTAACGCCGTTGAGCCCGCCAGTGATGCCGGTACCAAGGGTAAACGCGGTATTCTGACCGCGCCCGATGCGCTTGCCGAAACGGTCGCCCACAACGGATTCGAGGTCAAACGCGCTGTCCTGCATGAGCGCGCGGCCGATACGCACAGCCCCGGTCGTCCACATGAACGCCGACAACGTGCGCTGGGTGAACGCAAGGTCAGTTTCTCCAACCTGCGTATTCTCACCGATGATAGTGGCAGCGTTGGCAGTATCATCATTGACCGGCCAAACGAGCGACTGTCCGCTGGTAGTTTCGACGGTATTCGCGACGAGACGAACGCCGCCGTACCACTTCAAAACCTCAGTAATCTTCGCGAGGAAACCGGGCGGAACCAGGTACCCGCCAGCGGAGTTAGACGCTTCGCCCATATCACGACTTTCGATGTGTCCGCGCTCGAAATTGTCGCGCTGCTCGTGCGCAACGCCATTCAGCCCGCGACGCAGATACGCCTTGAATGACTGCTCGTACTCGGACGAACCGTCACGCTTGACAGTCTCGCCTTGCGGAACGCCCAGCGTCGGCGCGGGCGCATTCATATGCTCCGCAATCTTCGCCGCACGAAGCTCCGCGTCGAGCGTATCGCCCGCCTGCTTCATATCCTCTTCCAGCGCCGCGTAACGCTGTGTCTCTTCCGCGCTCATGGCGCGATCCTCGGTGCGCGCGCACTCAAGCAGCGAACGCATATCGCCCCAAGCCTTGAGACGCTTTTCCTTGAGCCGTTCGATGACGGCAGTATCAGTCATGAATTGACAGTAACACAAACCGTTAGTAGAGAGAAAACCGTTATACCGTAACTGATTTTAGTAGTCGGAAAACTCCCAACCGGTGCGCTCAAGCATTAGGCGCGTATCCATATCGCGCTGTATTTCGCGCCAGTCCTCGGGTTCGTCGATCTCGGGTGAACCGTCCTCGGGTTGCATGATGCTGCGCTTCGCAGGATCATCCTCGTCGCCGTGATCCTTTGCGCCGTTGTCGTCGTCGTCGCTTTCCTTCTCGCTCTTTTGTGCGCGCGGTTCGGGAATGCTAATGAAAGGACGCGGCGAGTGTCGACGGCCGAGAGAAACGGCGCGCACATTAGCGGTCGTGTCACCATACGCGGGCAGCACGCACGGCGCGACGTCGTAAAGGTTTTCGTCGACGCTAATAATCGTCCGTAGGTCGGTGCCGTCTTTCTGCACGGTCCAATTCTCTTCGGTCGGAATGAACGAAAACGACATACCGGCAACGTCGCCGCGCGCCACGAGTACGCCTAGGTCGCGCCCTACGGTCGTATCAGGTAGGTCATTGACGGTTAGTAGACCGGTCGCGTCGCTCGACAGTCGCAGCGTCCCCGACGCGGTGCGGCCGAGCATGTAGTTGAGGTCGTGGTTATACAAGCACACGACGTCAGCGGTGCGCAACGCGACGTCAAACGCGCCCTCTGAGACTTGCTCCCAAAATCCCCACGGATCATCCGGCCCGTAACCGATCCACGTACGCGAATTGTATTTCGCGGCGTAACCCTCGAACGTCTGCCCGCTGTCGCCTTTGCCCTTTGCGCGCAACGTAACAGGCGCAAGCGTCGTACGGTGTTCGACGTCGGTGTCCGAACGCTCGCGCGCATACCGTGCTGCGTCTCGGACCAAAGCCTTATCAGACATACTCATATCGTACTCGGTTAGTTTTCCTGCGGCCCATTCGGTTGCACAGGCGGTGCCGTAACGACTTGCCAGTTATACGAATCGAGGTTTTCGCCCGGTGTCGTATCCGGCTCGATGCGCGGCAAACCCTCGCGGCCGCGAACCTCGTTAGGCGAGAGCCAATGCCCGCTAATCGCGGTGTTATAGGAAGAGTAACGCGCTACCTGATCGCCCTGAATCAGCGGTGTGATATCAAACTCGGCGTATTGGTTCGTGCCGCAGATACGCTTGCTAATGCGCTGTGCGTAACGCTCGAACCAACCTTGCATTGTGTAGCGCACAAACGATAGCGATTGCTCTGCAATGCCACGTCCCCACGACGACGTTTTATCAAGCTGCATAACCAGATGCGGCGGAACGCCGAACAGTCGACAAACCTCTTCTACGGCGAATGCGCGCGTCTGTAAAAACTGTGCGTCATCGGGCGGAATGCCGATAGGTGTCCACTTTAGGCCAGCGTCCATTACGATAACCTCGTGCGCCTTTTGCAGTCCTGCAACCTTATCGCGCCAACGCGCTTTCATCGTCTCGGCCTGCTCCGGGGTCATCTTTTGATCGGTACTAACGATGCCCGACATTAGCGAACCGGACCCGAAGAGACGCGCGCCGTACTGCTCCGCCGCAACGCCTAGCCCGATGGTTTGCCGTGCATGCGCGATAGGCGACAGTCCCCGGATACCGTCGTAACCGATACCCGGAAAATGCACAACTTGCTTGTCGCTAAGGTCGATGCCCTGATTGACCGCAAGATGGTATACCTTGTCGCCCGGTATGCCACGGTTATTAGGCGTCGTACGCGATACGAAAGTTTGCCACGGCGGTAGGGTCCAAAGCTGCGCGATGCTGTCGCCCGCGTTAGTATAAACCGGCAGCCAATATGCGTTACCCCACAAGAGATCATGCACCATCGACGTCTCGATGAATTCGTACCACGTAACCTCGGGATTCGGGTCGTCGATCCACGACGCGTCGACCGCCTTGCGGTTCACCTTGTCGCCTTTCTTACCTTCCCATATGTTGATTGGGCATTCTGCCATGCTGCCCGCGATTAGATGGATACAGCGCCACACAGCGGCCGCTCGCATTGCAGTAAACTCGGAGATGTTGACGCCGCTGTCGGTGCTGACTTGCCCGGCAATGAGCGCCCATGCAAGCTATTGGGGACTAGCGAGCGGAATCGCCGGATTCTCCAAACTATCGCGACTGTTCACGAAGGGTATTCTCATAGTCCCCTAGACCACCACACAGTAATTCAAGGGCAGCGCAGTATATCGCGCGTCCACATTCCGCGCGACGCGGACGTTATCGATGGTCATGTATTGAGTTTAGCAGCGCGGCGATGCTCGGTTCGCTTTAGACCCTGTTTGCGGTCTGACGCCTTTGCGCGCTCCGGGTGTAGCGCCCTCCACTTCAGCCATGCCTTGCGCTTTGCTCGACGGTCAATAAA